GCGGTGAGACTTATGCAACAGAGCACACGCGGTGAGACTTATGCAACAGAGCGCACGCGGTGAGACTTATGCAACAGAGCGCACGCGGTAAGGCACAAGTGGCAAGTGTCAGACTCGTGGCGCGTCAAGGCAGGTGCGGCCTACGAAATACACAATAGTTCAAACATAGAGGACAATTGTGTAAAGACAGGGGGTCAAAATATGTTATAATATAAATGTAAAAGTTAATAAAGATAAAAAATATGAAGCGATGGGAGATAGATGAAGATGGAAAAAACCATGGCGCGCGAAATTTATAAATCAATGAAAATCGGCAAGCTATACACAACTAGTGATTTATTCAAGCTGATTGAGGATAATTATTACCAGTACATTCCAGTTGAACGTCAAGGGGAAAACGTGAATAAAATTATTTCGGGGGAAATGTGGAAAGTAGTTAAGACCGGGCACGCCAGAACCTACACCGAGAAAGAAACGCTTGCCAATGTCAGGGGGCTTCGCTACGGTGCAAAACCAACAAGTTTCACAGATTATAAGTTCAGATACTGGGTACGCGTCAAGTAAACACAACGAAACGGAGGAAAGAATTATGAAATATCGTATTATGTGGAAATTAACAACTGGCAGTGTTTGGAGCACGATGGAAACAGACAGCGAGAACGAAGCGTTAATCTTTTATAAGGAACTGGCGTGTGCACAGAAAGAAATCTGGGTTAAAAGAAGAATAGGCTACTCAATTTTGAAAGTATGAGCGAAGATTCACAACAAGCATCCCGCCCCGGAGGTTACGAGGGCAGAAAGGAGAAATTAAATGAAACTTAAAAAAGAACACATTGCATTTTTAAACGAAACGGCGAAAATAGATTTTGATAGTGCCATGCAAATGGTAGACGGTGTAAACATGTTGTCCGAAGTTGAATATGGATTTGTACATATGAACGAAGATGAATACAGGTTGGTTTATTGGGAAGATGGAATTTTAAAAGATGCTTTCAAAAACTGTGAGGGTTGCTAATGTACATAGATTTTGTGAACGCGCTCAGAACGGTTGGAACGGGCTTAATATTATGCTCTTTAGTTGGCATAGTCGCAATAATTAAATCCGAAAGCAATTGGAGGGATTTAAAATGATAGACATAGGCTTAACAAATGCACTTGCACAAATAAGGGATGCACTATATGAAATTTCCGACACATTAAAAGAGGTAAAAGAGACAGAAGATATTGTTAATAAATGCGAAAATTGTCCATATAAAACCTATTATGAACAGGGATACGTTTAAGGTTAGAAACGGCAGAAAAGTTTAAAAGGAGGGTTGACGATTTAATAAATGCCGTTTATAATATAATCACAAAATTAAAAGGAGATATTTAAAATGAAAGTAAAGATTTATGAGGGGCGTATTTATAGCGTTATCAAGGAGAAAGACGGGAATTTCTGTGTTGAAACAATGGACGGTTTTTACAAGAATGATTCGGAATTCAAAAAGGCAATGAAAGCCAAGGGAGAAAAGTTTATCGGTATTGCAAACAAAGAGAAAGTTCACAACACTTATGAAATTAGCGCAGAAATTGTAAAAGAACATGGTACGCTTGTAACCGAATAAATTTAGAATGGGAGTTTTAAAAATGGCTTATAAAAAGAAAGTAGAATCTAAAGACCGCGCGGAAACAGTTTTTGATGTTAAAGGCGAGCTGACTTTTTGGGTAAAAACCAGCAACAATGGGAAACTTTACGCTTCCACCTCCGTAAAAAATAGCGACGGAGACAGAATGTTCTATTCAGTCTTTTTTAGAAAAGAAGTTGATTTGACCGACTTTGATGATGGGATGAATAAAATTAAAGTGAAGTCCGGTTTTATTACATGCTCGAAAATTGGTGAAAGCGTCCGTCCGAAAATTATGGTTTTGGATTTCGAATAAGAGAAAAAGCGCCCCGGATAACCGGGGCGCATTATTTAGAAAGTGGGTGTTAAAAATTGAAATACACCGCCGGGAATTTAAGGACTAGGGACATCGACAAAGAAATTCGTGCTTACAATAGACGCTTGTTACAATTGCAGTCGAAAAATGAAGCGTTTAAAATTCTGGATACTTTGACGCGAACGGAAGTAATGCGGGGTAGAACAGATGCAGAAATAGCCCGTGAATTGAATCAATTACAGGAATTGGCAAAACCAGAAAAACAGAAAATGGTAAAATACAAAGCGGGTAGTAGTTTAGAAGTTCCGTTGTTTGTTCGTGAACAAGTTGAACGAGCTATTAAAAAAGCGAATAAGCAAACTACGAAAAGGTTTGAAATTCTGGAAGCACAGCGTAGAGGCGCATTCTACACGATTGAACAAGAAAGTTTAAGGCCCATTACAAAAGGTACGGGCAGAACGCTGATGGAAGTTAAAAAGAGATTGGAGACTGCACAAAATCGTGAACGTAGCGGCTATTTAACTTTCTTAGATGAAAAATACAAACGGAACTATATTAAAGCGATTCAAAATAATTTCGGCGCGGCAGGAGATAGATTAGTCGATAGAATTAGTAAAATAAACGGCACAGCTTTTTATTTCGCAAGTCAAGACCCGTTCTATGGTTCATATCTGGAGATTGAATATTCTTACGGTGAAGAAGCTATAAATGCTATGTTAAATAAAATTGAAAATGCTTTGACGGTTTTAAATTTGTAATGTTTACCGCAGACTTTGAAACCACAACAGATAAAAACGATTGTAGGGTTTGGGCTTGGGCCGTTTGCGAAATTGGCGTTATAGATAATATTGTAATTGGCAATAATATAGAAAGTTTTTTCAAAACATGTGAAGAAAGTGGGAATTTAATTCTTTATTTTCATAACCTAAAATTTGATGGTGAATTTTGTATCAGCTATCTATTAAAGCATGGATATGAATACGTAGAGACAAAGAAACTTTACAATAAGCAATTCAATGCACTTATATCTGATGAGGGGCAATTTTACAAAATAAAGATACGGTTTGAAAACGGGAACAGTTTAGAACTGCGCGACAGTATGAAACTGTTGAATTATTCAGTTGATGAAATTGCAAAAGCGTTCCACTTGGACATTCAGAAACTTGAAATTGATTATAATGTTCCACGTGGAACAAACCACATTTTAACGAAAGAAGAAACTGAATATTTGAAACACGATGTTCAGATAATGTCTTTAGCTCTTGACCGTATTTTTAAAATGGGATTTGAAAAACTGACGCAAGGAAGTTGCGCCTTAGAAGATTTTAAAAGCATCATTGGGAAAAAGAGGTTTAGAACGTTGTTCCCCGAACCGAATTACGACAAGGACATTCGCAAGGCTTATAAAGGAGGCTTTACTTATTTGAACCCGACATACGCGGACAAGGATGTGGGCGAGGGTAATGTATTTGATGTAAATAGCCTGTATCCGTCCCGCATGTACTACTGTGATTTGCCATGGGGCGAACCGAAATTTTACAACGGTGAATATGTTGAAGATGCGGAACGTCCTTTATATATTCAGTTGTTTAAATGTGAGTTTGAATTAAAAGATGGATATTTGCCGACAATTCAATTAAAGAAAAATCGTCGATTTGTAGAAACAGAATACGTTGCTTCAAGCAATGGAGATGTTGTGCCGATATGTTTAACAAACGTGGATTATGAATTGTTTTTAAAACACTACAATGTTTATAATCTTGAATATATTCGCGGCTGGAAATTCAGAGCATCAAAAGATTTGTTTAAAAAGTACATTGACAAATGGATGCAGGAAAAAATAAAAGCAGGGAAAGAACATAATCCCACTATGCGCAATTGGTCTAAAATCATGTTGAATTCTTTGTACGGTAAATTCGCTCTTGACCCAATATGCGCGAAAAAGCATCCGTATCTTGATAAAGGAATAGTTAAATACAGGACTTCCCCACCGGAGACAAGAGAAGCGTTGTATCTTCCGGTAGGTGCTTTTATAACCGCGTACGCGCGCAGATACACAATTGAAACTAGTCAGAAAATAAAAGAATACAGTATAGAAAAATATGGCAAAGATATGTACATTTACAGTGACACTGATAGTATTCATACAACTTTACCATTAGAAGATATTAAAAAGTTCATTGAAATAGATGACTATAAACTCGGAGCGTGGGCGCACGAAAGCCATTTTACAAGGGCAAGGTTTTTACGCCCGAAAACATATATCGAAGAAATAGATGGCAAATTGCACGTAACATGCGCGGGTTTACCTGATAAAGGAAAAGAACAGGTAACATGGGAAAACTTTCATCCGTGCGCAACGTACACCGGAAAACTTATGCCCGTTCACGTTGACGGGGGAATTGTACTAGTTGATAAAGAATTTAATATAAGGAGGTGAGTTTGTGTTAGAGATTGAGCAAATAAAAGAGGATATAGATTATCTTAAAAGGGATGTTAAGGCGCTTTTAATACTTGATGGTTATAGCAAAGACGCTGTGAAAGTGGTAAAAAGATTATATAAAGAACTAGGGCTTATTATAAAAGAGAATTATGGTTTTAATGAATCCGGTAAATTTGAAAAGTTGAAAGAATTAATTCATGGAGATTGTAATTATTGCAAATTTGATTGTCTGTACAATGATAATGAAAAATGTGAACATTGCAGTTCTTATGCGGGTGGACCGAATGTATATGGTTGTTATTGGGAGTTGAAAGATTTTGATTAAAAGTTTTCCAGATTATGATGAATTACTTTGTAAATTTAGTGAAATAGTTATCGAAAACAAACGTATTAAAGATGAAAACGAAGAACTGAAAAGGGTTAATGCAAGTTTAGTTGAAGAAAAATGCACGCTTTGCAAATTCAATTTAAATAAAATGAACGGGTGTAGGTTGGAAAAATGAAAAATTATTTCAGATATTATAGAGCACTAAAGAAAATTTATCAAAAGCTATTTGAATCAATTATCCATATTTGAACAACAAAAATCCATGGCATAATTTGTAAATTACAGGTATAGTTATAATAGGATTTACAGGAAATGTAAATACTATTTACAGCGGAGCGCAACGGGTGAAACCGACCGTCTGTAACATCGGGCCTTGCAAGCTATATTATTTCTGCCTGTGAATCCTAATGAGGTAATAAAATGTACTACGACATTAATAATACATTATCCTATAACGCACTTTTTAACATTGTGCTTGGGGGGCGTGGAATCGGCAAATCATACCAATGGAAAATCAAAGCGGTACGGGACTTCCTTAAAAAAGGTAAACAGTTCGGATATATTCGTAGATATAAAGACGAGTTGCTAAAAACCGCAGACAAGTATTTTAATGACATTATTAAAGATCAAGTTTTTCCGGATACGAAAATAGAGTATGACGGGGGCCAATGGTACATTAATGACCAATTGGCGGGTTATACTTTCGCTCTCACAAAAGCAAGCGATTATAAATCGAGTGCTTTTCCTGATATTTCAAATCTGATTTTTGAGGAGTTTATAATTGACAAGCCGCATTCATCTTATTTGCGAAACGAGCCGTTTTTACTTTTTGACCTGTATGATACAATAGCAAGAATGCGTGACGATGTTATTTTATTTATGCTTGGAAACGCAATTTCAATGGCTAACCCATATTTTATACAGTGGGATTTATCATTACCGAAAAACAAAAATGCAGTTGTAAGAGATAACATTCTTTTACAGGTAGTTCCAACAAGCGCAGAATTTAAACGTGCGAAAGAAAACACAAGATTTGGCCAAATGTCGCGTGCCCTTGGGTATGCGGAATATTCTGTGGATAATAAATTCTATCTTGATGATGAAGCACAGATAATGAAAAAAGGTAAAAACACACGATTTTATTTTACTCTTGTTTGGAGGGACAAAAAATACGGCGTGTGGTTTGATTACGACACGGGAATGACAATTATATCATACGATTATGACCCTTATAACACGTTAGTCTTTACACCGGATAAAGAAAGCATTAACAGATCCATTCAATATGTAAAGCAGTATGAAAGACACCCGTTTTTTAGAAGAATAAAAGAAGCGCTGGAAACTGGTACACTAGCATATGAAAATGAAAAAATTCAGCATGAAATTAAAAGCATGTTGAAAATAATTATTTAAAAGGAGAAAAAACAATGGCTTACACAACTTGGATTACGGCTAACCCACTTGTAAATGTCACGCAGGTTTTTGGAGGTTCGCACCGCGGGAAAGACTGGAACACGCGGGATGCTTCCGGGGTAATGGGCGATACGATGGTACGCGCGATTGGTGACGGTGAAGTTGTACGTAGCGAATACGGCACGGGCGGTAACTGGTCGTGGGGAAATTTCATTGCGATTTACTATCCGACGCTTAACCGCACTGTACTGACTGCGCACCACGCGGAACGCCTTGTGAATGTTGGTGATAGCGTAACCGCCGGCACACCGATTGGAAATTTCGGTATGACTGGTAATACAACCGGCCCGCACTGCCATGAAGAATGGCACGTTGGTAGGGGAATTACAAATAATCTTGTAACGCCGGAAGATGGTTTCCCGAATATCGTTGGGCGTTATGAGGTAGAGTATGGAGGGGGTGAACCACCAATGCCGACTGATTTTACTGCAAATATGCTGATTGTTGTTTTCGCTGAAAACGGGCACACGATTAACAGCCCCGCAAGCAATGACCCTGAAAATTATGTATACTTTGGTAATAAGAGAAAGTTTCGCGTAAAACCTGACGACCTTAACAAAGTGCAGGAGTTCGGAAGCTGGAATTACTGGCAGGATATTACCGATGTAGCAGTTCTTAAAATCTTTAATAAAGATTTGAGTGAGCTTCCCAATGTGTGAAAAATTGAAGACACTTTATATTGAAAGTTATTACAACTATCAAAAAGCAAGTGCCAAAGAAGCGGGAATTATGTATGGGATATTTCTAGGAGTAAGAAAATGCTGTAATATTTTATATTCGCAGAAAACTGTTGCAGATTTTCAAATTCTGGCAAATGAATTTACTAACAAAAGGGTGTGATAAAATGGACTATAATGCGGCTGCCCAAATTGTAAGCACTCTCGGTTTTCCGATTGTTATGTGTGGCGTTCTGGTTTGGCTGAACGTTAAACAGATGAACGCCCACCGGGAAAGCGAAGAAAATTTCACGCAGGCTCTTTCAGATAACACAAAAGCCTATATCGAACTTAAAGAAGCGATTACGAATTTAAAGCTAAAGGAGGAGAATTAAAAATGAAACTTAGCGAAGCGCGTGAGTTTATTGATAAGCTGTACAACAGTGAAGATGGATTCACAGATGACATGCGCGAAGATTTGCGCAAGCTTCATGATAGCGAAGATGAACAAGAGGGAATGGAACGTTACTGGAAAGAAATGTCCGATAAAATGGACGGTATTTCCAACGCGTTTAAAGATTTTAAGCGCGATTATGTTACCCGCGTTTTGACTGGCCGTGATGCTGTTAATAAGCATGTTGAAGATTTGAAAGATGATGATTTTGACGACATCAAAGACGAAACGGAAAAAATTAAATCTATTTTTAACGAGGAGGTAATTGAAAAATGAAAAGTGCAAAAGTTTTAACAAATGTAACCAATAACGCGCCACAGCTTTTAACCGCTTTGCGTGCACAGATGGTTGCGGAAAATCCCAGCTTTGAAAATCGACTCCCGCAGGTGACGCAGGATAATATCCGGGAATTTGGCTCGGCGGTGCTGGATTATCAGCCCACGCAGAACGCTTTTGTAGATACTCTTGTAAATCTTATCGGTCGAGTGTGGATTACATATCGATTGTTTACTAATCCGATGCGCGTGCTTAAAAAAGGTATTCTTGAATATGGTGATACGGTAGAACTTGTTTATACCAATCTTGCGAAAGCTCATCAATTCGACCCTGCTCAGGCAGAAGAAGAATGGATGAAACGGGAGATTCCTGATGTGAATACCGCCTTTGCAAAGCTGAATTATCAGGTTTTCTATAAGCAGACTATTTCTGACGACATGTTGCGCCAAGCATTTATGTCGTGGCAGGGCCTTAGTGATTTTATCAGTTCCGTGTTTAACGCAATGTACACGGGTGCTGAACTGGACGAATTCACCACCATGAAAAATCTGCTTGCGCAGTATGGCACGGCTGGCAAGTTCGCTGTTGAAGTAATTGACGAAGTAACGGATAATACCTCCGCGCACATGGCCCTTGCGAAAATGAAAGCTGTATCTAACAAGATGGCTTTTATGCGGTCTGACTATAACAGCCTTGGCGTTCTTACTGCAACGCCGAAAGAAAAACAGGTTCTTATTATTGACGCGGACACGGACGCATATTTGGCCGTGCTTGGTTATAGCACCCTCTTTAATCTTGAACCCGCGAAAGTTCAGTACCGTGTTATTGTCGTGGATGAAATTCCCATTCAGGATGCACACGCGATTTTGATTGATGAAGATTTTTACGCAGTGTGGGACGCTTTGCAGAAGTTCACGCGAGATATGAACGGGCAGGGCCTGTACTGGCAGTATTGGGCGCACTACTGGAGAATCATGGCCGTGTGCCCGTTTGCAAACGCGGTTGCATTTGTTACCACCGCGCCCACAATTACAGGCGTTACCGTTTTGCCCAGTGCCACCACTGTGAATAAGGGGACTACTATTCAGATGAAAGCTACCGTTGAGGGTACTGGGCTTTACCCGCAGGGCGTGACGTGGAGCATCTCCGGAAATTCTGATAGTACAACTACAATTACCCGTGATGGTGTACTCACAATTGGAAGTGCGGAAGCTGGCCCGGTAACTGTGACAGCAACTTCTACTTATGATACGAAAAAGAACGGCACAGCCAAAATTACCGTAAACGCTTAACGTTTATAGCCGGGCGGGTAATACCGCCCGGCGAATATAAAGGAGAAGAAAATGGCAATAAATCCCAACACGACAATTTATCTGTGCGCAGGTGTTCCATGGGGGAATGATTACGCACACGTTAGATTGTTCCAGAATATGGAAGAACGTCTTTCTTTTCTTTCCACAAAAATTGTTGCGACACTTGACGGTGCAACTTATCAGCGTGACGATAAATTTGTTTCGTTTCCTGCAAATTATGAAACGATTGCAAACTGCAATTACATGTATTATCGAAATAACAACCGCTGGTACTTTAATTTTATTACAGATATTCGCTTCCAGAACGAAAATAAAAGTGACGTGTATTTTGAACAGGATGTTTTCCAAACATGGTTTGCAGATGATACTTTAAAAATATCTTTCGTTGAGCGCGAGCATACAAACGATGACACATTCGGAAATAATCTTGTGCCCGAAAATCTGGAAACGGGGGAATATGTTTACAATCAGAACATTACAAGTGGTTACGGAACAGTTTATGATTTTACGCCGGGTATAATTATAGCTGTTTCAGAGCGTTTGGATGGTGTCCCAACATCCTCACTGCTTGACAATACCTTTACGGGCTTATCTTATTATTATGCCAAAAAAGATAGAGTGGATAAAGCTATCGATATGGTTGATGAGTATGCAAAAAGTGGTAAAGGTGATGCAATTGTATCAATGTTTATGTATCCGCTTGAGCTTTTGAATATTTTCCCTGCCTCCCCGTCATATGGCTGGGTTTCGGGGTTTGGTTCGGAAAGAATCTACGGAAACAAACTGCTAAACGTTTTTGCACCGCTTGATGGTTACACGCCGAAAAATAATAAATTATACACATACCCATATAGAGCTTTGGAATTATATGGCTCTGGCGCAAGCGGTAAAGAATACCGTTACGAGTTTTTTGACTTTGAAGCACAAGAGCCGAATGGGCCTTTTGTATTATTCAGCTCGCTTGGCGGTTCGGCCCCTATCGTGTGTACGCCGCTGAATTATAAAGGCCTTAACATCTCACTTGATGAATCTTTAACAATGCCAGCTTTCCCTGTTTGTTCGTGGATAAACGACACCTTTAAAAACTGGTATGCGCAGAATCAAATGGGAATGAATTTAAATGCTTTAACGACAATTGTTGGCGGTTCGGTTGGTGCAGGTGTCGGAGTTTTTACCGGGGATTTTTCCGGCGCAATTGAAAGTGTTGTAGGTGCGGCAACTAAAATTGCTAATACACTTGTTACGATTGAAGAACATAAGATAATCCCCGATAGCGCAAGGGGCAATACAGCTTCTTCAAATTCTTTCTTTGCAAATGGGCAATGGTATTTTTACATGTTCCCTAAATGCGTGCGGTACGAATATGCAAAACGCATTGACGATTATTTTACCATGTACGGTTACAAAACCCTGCAAACAAAAGTGCCTAACTTGTATGGCCGACGTTCTTGGAATTTTGTGAAGTGTACAGAAGCTAATTTAATAGACAGTATTCCTGTTGTAGCACACAATCGAATTAAACAGGCATTTGAAACGGGTGTTACTTTTTGGCATACGAATGATATTAAAAATTATGCTCTTGATAATTCTATTATTTAAGGAGGTGCAATAATGGCAAAAAAAGGAATAGGTGGCAGAGACTTTCAGTTTTTTGATTCTCTAGCACTTAACAATGTAACTTACAACGAATATACAATTCGATTGCTCAACATTGCACTAGCCCGGTTTAAATGGGAAAATGTGCCAAAAGGGATTGATATACGTTACCTTGAGCTGATGCTCATTACACAAGGTTCGGCACTGGTTTTTTATGAAGATAGTTTGGAACAGTTTTTTGGACTTGGTGTTGCATACACCGGCCCGCTTAACTGGTACGGAGTACCGTCTGAACGAAGCGCAATTGCCGCAAATGGCATGCCTTTTAGAATGTTGAATGAAACAAATAGCGTGCTAATTTTTAATAACATGACAAGAACAGGGGACGCTTACATTATAAATGAGTACGCACGCAAACTATATGAAGTTCAGCGCAATGCAGAGACGAATGCAAATTTACAAAAGTTTTCGGCTTTCATTGCGTGCAACGAAAAAGAAAGATTGTCGCTTAAAAACTTAATTATGAAGTTGGACGGCGGTCAACCGTTTATCTACGGTGATAAATCCTTGAACCTTGACAGTATAAAGCCAATCAATTTGGATATTCCGTTCATTGCACGCGATTTGCTCTCCGTGAAAACGGAAATTTATAACGAAGCACTTACAAGCCTTGGTGTTGTTTCGGCTTTTACAGATAAACGGGAAAGGCTTGTTGCAAATGAAGCCGCCGCCCCGTTTGGTTCGCTCGAAATGATACGTGAATCTTACCTATATGAACGAAAACAGGCGTGCGAAAAAATAAATGAAATGTTTGGCACTAACATAAGTGTAGAGTTTAATTCTGAAATTCCAATCGTGCCGGAAATGGGCGGTGATATTGAAAATGAGTAGTTACACCGTTGAGTTAAGACAACTTATTCAAAATGGTTATGACATAGGGCTAAAGGACTATCCTATTTTTGATGAAAGTTACCGTGAAACGCTTAACAATAAAATTATAATGCATTACTGGATGAGGGAAATTGGAGCAGAAACAGCGGGGCTTTTTAAACTTTATCTTAACCGTACCATGGCTGAAATAATGCCGTACTACAACCAACTTTATAAAAGTGCTCAACTTGACTTTGACCCGCTGAATGCTTATAATTATGTTGAAACAAATATGGAACTTGAGAATATTAAAAGTGATGGTTCTCGCACTGACACGGCAGACGGAAAGAGCCTTTACAGCGACACCCCTCAGGGCTTACTTGATAATGGCGCTATTGCAAATGAAAAATATTTAACGTCTGCAACTTTGAACGATTCTTCTGCATCTTCCACGGCAAACAATTTACAGCAACGTGACAGAAATTTTGAAAAGAAAGTACGTGGAAATATGTATCATAATTTAAGTGAATTGTTGAAAGACTACCGGGAAACATTCTTGAACATTGACATGGAAATTATCAACAACCCGGAAATACAAAACTGCTTCATGAAGCTTTATTAAAGGAGGTGAAATCAATATGGATTTTTTAAATGTGGTTCGGTGTTGCACCCCCGCTTTGCCGTCTGCTTATGCGGATGCGCTATCTTATTATGAAGCATTGTGTAAATTGCAAGGCGCAATTAACGAAGTGATAGCTACTTTAAGCACGTACTCACCCGTAACCGAAGAATGGATTAAAAATTATGTGACAGAACAACTAACTTTGATAAACAAAGAAATTGATGAATTTGAACGCTCGGTTAATGGGGAAATAGATAATCTGAAAAATCAATACGCGCAGTTTACACAGGAAATTAATGATAAAATCATTAATTTAATTGATACCGTAGATAAAAATAATGAGCTATTCTATAATTATATTATTATGGTTGTCAATCAAAAACTAAGTGAAGTAGTTAACAGATTGGGCGACGAAACAATTATCAATAATCCTGTGTATAACAAGTTAGACAGTTTGAAAAATACACTAAATATGATGTATGAGGGTATCCGACAAAGTGGCATTACAGCTTATGAATATGCAAACCTAGGGCTTACAGCAACAAAATATAAGACGTACAATGTTTCAGCTTTTAATTACGCAACAGCGGCCCGTTTTATTTGGCACAAACTTATTTATGGTGTATATTCTGCCATTACAGGGGTTTTCACTTCTGTACAACAGGCAATGAACGAACTAACGCAACAGCTTAGAACAAATGGTTTAACTGCAAACGAATATAAAGCGTTGGATTTAACCGCTACGGCTTATCTTGCAAAAGATTGGACGGCTTACATTTATTCTTGGAATTCAAAAACTTAAATAAAAGGAGATAAATTATTATGGCAAGCACAAATAAAACAACTACACTTGACCTATCGCAATTCGTAGGAACTGACAAACCCGATTGGCTCACCGATTATAATGACGATATGAAAAAAATTGACACGTGGGCAACGACAACGGATTCTGATGTGTCCGATGCAAATAACAAGGCAACGCAAGCCGTGAATACGGCCAATGCCGCGAGTACTGCCGCAAATGCCGCAACTACAGCCGCGACCAATGCCGTGACCGTTGCAAATAGTATTGTCAACGGTTGGGAAGAAATCACTCCCACGGCTATTAATGCAAAGATCACGGGTTTTAATAGAACAATTCGTGGAAATGTCCCGGCCGGAATTTTGTTTGTGTCTGCATATTACAACTCATCCGAAAAAATTTCACTTGCCGCAAATGAAGTTCTGTTTAAAATCCCAACGAAATTTTGCCCAAAATCTACAGCACTATATGGGGCCATCGTTGTTAAGGATTCGTCTGCAAGCGGAAACACTGTTTCTAACCTTAACATTGACGCTAGTGGAAACGTTACCTTGTGGAGTGGTGCAGGAGCACTTAGCAACATAAACGAAATTATTATTCAGGCGTTTGCTTGCATCCCCGTATAGTTTTAAACCCCGCCAAATGGCGGGGTTTTCCTTTACTCAAAAATTGTATCCTTTGGTTCAAGTACATAATTGTTCGGGTTCTTCCAGTAATCATCTTCAACCCTTTTTAACGCCTGTCCATAGCTATTCGCCTCGACATAAACAACTGCTTCATGAACTTCCTTGATTGTGATTTTAAAATTCATATGCCTATCTCCTCTCCCATCATATCATATTTTGAAAGGTTTTGTTTTCTCCCTTTCACTGTCTATATTATAGCATGGATTGTTTGAATTGTATTTGCATTATCGTCTCTTTCTGTTTGTACTATTGTGTATATTTGGTGCTGGTGCTGGTCTGGCGCGACTCTCGGTAGGACGCGAGTGCCACCGGGTGCCGGGCGTGTCGAGTACCGCACCGCGTGCGCATCCCGCTTGCATTCGCCTAACCGCGTGCGCTCTGTTGCATAAGTCTCACCGCGTGCGCTCTGTTGCATAAGTCTCACCGCGTGTGCTCTGTTGCATAAGTCTCACCGC